ACAAGATAACTGCTAACGCTTAGGGAGATGATACTATGTGCTTACTTGTAGTGTGCGAGCCAAACTCCACACCAAACAAAGCAGACTTACACGCTGGTGCGTGTAGTAATCCGCACGGATTTGGCTTTGCTATTCATGCTGGTGATAGGATTATCTCAGAGCGTAGCATGTCTGCTAAAAAATCTATCGCACGCTTCTTGGAATTACGCAAGCAATTCCCAGACGGCTACGCCATGTGGCACGCACGATACGCCACGCATGGTGTTAAGAACGAACAGAACTGCCACCCATTTAAGGTTGGTGGTGATGAGCGTACTTACCTAGCACACAATGGTGTGCTTGACATAAGTATCGGCAAGTCCGACAAGCGTAGTGATACGCGTGTTTTCGCTGAGGATACACTACCTAGAATTGGTGGCGTGTCCGCACTTGATGATGATAACGTATGGATTATGGCTGAGACTTGGGCTAAGGGTAGCAAGATTGCTATCATTACATGTGACCCAGCAGCTATGCACCCTATGTATCTACTCAACGAGTCGGCTGGTTCATGGGACAATGAAGGTATCTGGTGGAGTAACCAAAGTCATAAACGTACTACCTACCTAGAGCCTGTCAAAGCCACAAACTATGACGACAAACTGTGGGACTACGCAGTAGACATGGACATAGGTATAGACCTAGAGATGTGCCCCTACTGCGAGTCTGCCACAGACTTGACAGATAACCCGTACTACTGTAACATGTGCAAGTCATGCTTTGATTGTTCAGTCATGATAGATGACTGCCTATGTTACACACCGAACAAAGATTGGCAAAGCAAGCGAAGCCTTGCCGATTTCCTATACTAGAGAGGTAACAAATGTCCACAACCGCAATTCTAAATCTCGCTGACGAGCTACGTGTTATCGCAGATGAGATTTCATACAACGCAATCGACACGTCAAGCGACTATCCAAAGCGTGGTACTATCGTGAAGGCACTTGCTTCACAGACACGCTTTAAGCCTAAGTCTATGTGGGTATCACTAGGCAACGGCACATACAAGCACCTTACAGGTAGCAAGGGTCTTGTTACCACGCACGAACGACTCGACGGCTACACAGAAGTAGTATTCGAAGCGTAATTCTAACTCCTGAGCATGAGTATAAACTGCTCACTTAACTTTATAGATTGGAGATACTATGACAGAGTTTCTACATGAGGTTGTTGCTCAACGTGAGCGTCAATCATCACCAGTATTCCCTGCACAGTACGCTCCACTCTATCGTGGCGTATACATACCAGCATGTTATAGTAACCTTATCTATAATCTGCCTGAAGTTATACGAAACGTCCAAGATTGGTGGGATACCCCATCATGGCGACTAGTGCGTGCTATCTTTAGCACCATTGGTTGCGAACATAAGTGGGTATTTGACATTAGTCTAAGTAATACAGTACAATACAAGTATTACTGCATGGATTGTAGGTCAGAACACACACAACAGATAAGAGAGGATACAAGATGAGCGAGCAAGTACCGATAGGGTATGTGACTATCACAGAGACAGACACAGACGGCAAAGTAATCTATGGTATATTTAGTACAGCAGACGAAGCTCTAGAGTTTGGTTCTAAGTTAATTAACTTCGAGTCCTATCCAATCTACGCACCAGCACTACACTGAGGAGATACGATGAGTTACGAGCCACAACTTGACGACGACGTAGCATTAGGGTATGATGATGAAGAAGAACTCGAAGAAGAATTCGACGAGATGACAGAGATAGCACTAGAGAGATAGGAGATAGAGTATGCAAGGTCTATGCACAGGTCATGAGAACCCTGACCTATGGTTCAGCGAGTCTATTGACAGCGACATTGACAACTACCACGTCAATGAGAACAGTCAAGAGTACAAGCAACGCATCGCTAACGTACGGACCGCGCTATCTATCTGCAATGCATGCCCTGTCAAGGCTGAATGCTTTGCCGAGGGTATGAAGAAAGAGAACTTAGACAATGGTATTTGGGGAGGCACTCTGCCTGGTGAGCGTCTCGTACTTACAGATGTTTCATTGACATGGAATAATCGTAGGTCTATGATTAACTTCGCACACAGAGTAAGGGCAACCACTAAATGAAATCACTAACATTCTTACTACTCGTAGTAATAGCTCTGCTATTAACTGACAACTCAAAGACACCCACGGACACAACAGACAAAGGCGTGCGAGTCTCTTGGAGTAAGGAAGATAGTAGGGCGTATGCTAGAGACAAACTCAGCGAGTGGCGAGATACTCAGTGGTCTTGTCTCAACAGATTGTGGGGTAAGGAATCCGCATGGAATCCTGATGCCTTCAATCCTATCCGCGTAATGGGGAAGCACGCAGGTGGGATTCCACAGCTGTTGGGACTTGACCCTGACACACCAGCACCACGACAGATAGAGCGTGGGCTTGATTACATTTACTATAGATACGGCACACCATGCGATGCATGGTCTCATTGGAAGAGGAATGGTAACTACTAATGGAAGAAGAAACAATTAACTGTTCTCGGTGTGAAACTCCAACACCTGAGAGTGAGTTATTGGAACTGCTTTCATGGTGGGTATGTGGTATTTGCTATGATGATTTATAGAGAGGATAAATTATGGCTAAACATGTAACGGAAATGCGTCCTGATTATAGTCAGGCTATGGACATACGCGGTGAGCCTACACTAGTGTGCCCATGTGGTTGTGAGATTTGGAATCTTAAGACTATCTTTGATGACGACGGGGAGATTGGCATGTACTTCCTTGACATGGAGTGCGCTGAGTGTGGTACACTAGCAACAGCACCAACACCAGAAGGAACGGAGATAGAAGATGACTGAGTTTATGCATCACATTGTAGCAAATCGTGAGCATATACAAAGAGACATGGATTTATTCCATGCCTATCAAGCAATGGCTGTATCTGCTGAACAAACAGTAACAGACCCATGGGAGTTAGCTGAGGAAACAAATGGCTAGTTATGAATACAAATGTGAGATTGACTCAAGCACTATCACAATCAGTAGAGGTATGACCGAACAGGAAATCATACCTTACTGCGACAGTTGCAATGAGCCAATGGTAAGGGTGTACAGTGCACCACCTGTCAAGTTTAATGGCAGTGGATTCTATTCAACAGGAGGATAGCAAATGGAATGTGAAGTATGCGACGCTGGTGGTTGTTCAGCCTGTGACTTACAGTCTGATGAACTACAGTTTGCTAGCATGAAAGAGATTGAAGAGTTCTACAATGTAAATGGGGAAGCACTACATGTTGACCCAGCAGAGTTAGACTTAGAGGATATGATACAACAGATGATAGATAGTGAAACTGATTTTGACAGGGAGTACCGACCTAGTGATGAATGATAAGAGTTTGACTTATAGATTGCTAGTCAATCTCTTTCCAATCATCGTTCCCATTGCTCTCATTGTCGGTACTGTAGCCTTGTACTATTTCACTTGGCTCTTTGTCTTCTGGCTCTGGCGCATCATAGTCTAAGTATGGTTTGAACCCACCTAGTTTATTGACCAGTCGCTTGACAGCTCTGTTACCTCTCATGCGTGCTGCGTCATCACTACCTAGTGATAAGTAATTGCTTATCTCTTTGTAGTCCATAGACTCTGCATATCGGAAGAAGAGTATCTTTCTATCCTCCTTGCTTAACTTCCAATATGCGGAGTCTATCTCCATCATCATGACAGATAAGTTTCCACCTTCGGAAGGGGCGCTTGGTCGCCCTGGTCTACCCAAGTTTAACTTATGAGTAACACCATACTCAGCACGCAACACAGCAGGGAGCAGTGCTTCTACAACATCTGCCTCATAATAATACAAGTCAGACACATCATAACCTACCGACTTAGCCTTCCACTTCTGGCAATAATCTAGCGCATGGTTGCGAAGGCTACGATAGATAAGGTTCTTTGCATCCTTGTCACCTATCTTCTCCCACTCAGCAACCTTGTTAGGATGCTTAGCAAACCACTCATATAGACTTTGTTTGATGTCTTCAAGTTCAACCATGTCAAACTTGCGGTGGTATTCAGAAGCCACCGCTACGATTACATATTCCCATGGCTCAATTTGTTGCCAGTTCATCTGCCTTTGCCTTCTTGTATAGTCGGGTCGCTGACATTAAATCATCTACTGTAATTAAGAATCCCTTAGACAGATTAGGTGGGATATTACACGTAATCTCTCTACCAAATTCTTTTACTGCATAACGCAATGCATCTGTTGGGACGATAAGAGTACTCTCTTCAAGCACAAATGCCCAATAGGCAGCTTCAGTTACACCTAATCCTGATGGAGCCCAGTCTTCAATCTTCTTGAAGAAGCACTCAGTCTCAATGTATAGGTTGTTAGTCTTAGCCCACTTGCGGTCTCGCTTTACTTCAACAGTCCTACCACCAGTAAGCAACTCATCTACTAACTGTTCACCTTTGCGTCCGTATCCAAAATCTAAATCAAACGATGACTTGTTTGTCATTAGCACTCTCCTCAAATAGTTTAACTGCTTCTGACATGCCACCTGTACCAGGAAACAAATCATCTATTGTATCGCCTTGCTGGTATTGCAATAGTTCTAGTATCCATGTGTTGAAATGTTGTGGCTTAGCGCCAAACAATCCTTTACGCATTGCTATCACACCGCTGTGCCAGTCTCTTACCATTGGTTTAACTGGTGTGTCTTTCCTACCGCCTCGCCATATGACTGGCTCCCAAGCATATTGGATTGGAACGTTAACTCTAATCTGATGGAATGTTTTAGTCCATGATGCAATGCGTACATCATCAGGACATGCAGACAAGTACAACTTTAATGATGGGACTGATAAAGATACAGCCCAACCATCAGGATACTCATCACATAACCTTTCAACTAAATCAGTATGCGCTTTAGGGTCGTCCCATATCCTTGCTTCAGGATGTAACTCAGCATATTTCTTTCCCATACCAAGATATGGTGGGTCAGCGTAGGCAAATTTCATTTATCCCATTGTCCTCTTAGTACTAGCAATCCAATGATTGCATAGTTAGCCATATCTTTGAATGAATCTTCCAATGATTCATGCTGAGGGTCAGCACCACTATCGACTAGGTTACTGATGCGTGCCAATTTGTCATGCATCCGTACACGCAAGCCGTTGATAGGCCCACCAGGGGCTTGCGAAATATTCTTAGGGCCGTAGTCCCTATGCTTACTCAGCAACAAGTCAGATAGTTCTTTAACTGTATTGCTTAGGTGTGTTTCGAGGTGAAGTTCCCTAGCAATAACGGGATTGTTAAAGTCACTTTGAGTTGATGGTCTAACTTTTCGTACTGAGTTACCGAAAGTCCCAGACTCGCTAGGTAATTTATAATCTGCCATATTTCTTCACTCTCCATCTTCGAGTAGCTGTTTAAGTTCATCATCAATTCCCACCATACTAGAGTCAACAATCATATCTTCAATAACTTCAAGCACCGTACTTGGGTCTGTCTCTGCTGAGAACAAGGTCATGTACGTGTCCTGTGTTATCGTTCGTATCTGTTCAGGTTGCTCTGCATAGCGGTACATACAACGTAACAACGAACCAATCATAAGGCGATAGCCGTTAGGCAATACCAATGCTGGGTCGAACTCTTCATCATCTTCAAGCAGGTGGTCAGTTGCTTCGAACACATTATCAAAGTGCTGTCCACATTCTGGACAAGGATTAATCTTATTCTTCATTTGTTAATCCCATCTTTTCTTTAATGAAACCCGCACCGTACTTTGTGTATGCCGAATTAACATCTTCCCCGTCACCGAATCCCACGATAGTGACTGGTAGTTCTCTTGCCAAACTGTTTGCGAACTCTCGTCCTGGTCCGTCTCCATCTGCGAATACAAAGATTCGTTCGAAGTCAGCAAGTAATCTTGTGTAGTGTTTCTTCCATGAGTTTGCTCCTGGGACTCCGACGCATGGAATTCCAACACATCGTGACATAGTAAGGGTGTCGAGTTCACCTTCGCATACTCCAATCCAATCGCCTGCTCGTTCAATATCTAATACGTTATACATCTTTGTGTCAGCTCCTACCATACCCATATACTTAGGTTCAACGGCAGGGTTAAGTGAGCGAAAGCGTATGTCCACAATGCCCGATTTGGTCACATAAGGTATACTAAGTCTGCCAGTATACTGTTCGTGTCCTGGCTCAGGCTCCTCGACTACGCCTAATCGTGCCAACCGTGCTACCTCCAGAGTTATACCTCTGCTTCGAAGGTAGCCTTCTGCCTGATAGATGCTTTCCTGATACCGCTTGGACGCTATGCCCAAGAGTTCCTTCTGCGAATTTTGCTGCGCCACGTATGTCACATCCTTCTTGTTGTGCTATGATTTGTAAACTGTTTCCTTGTACACCGCAGGCAAAGCAAACAAATAGATTCTCGTCTAGGTTTGCAGTTCCACTTTGATGTGAGTCACCATGGAACGGACACTTCAGGTTGACTTGCCCATGGTCACGACGCATACTAGCACCATAGTGTTCTAGTACAGCCTTGATGCTGGGCAAATCATTCACCGAATACATCTCCTAATCGTAATACTAAATATGAATCTGCTATTGACTTTCCTCTAGCCTTGATAAGTAACGCTGGGAGGACGGTGTCACGGTCGATACCCCTTGCTTCCGCATAATGCGTTGCTTCAATCTGTGCTTCTTTCGTCCACCCACTAAGGTCAATGGCGTTACCTGCACCTGGTGCCTTACATTCGATGATGCCAATGCTTCCAAGGAAGTCTTTGCGGACAACAACGTCGCCCTCATCTCTTGCACCTGTTCGAGCAAGTCGTTCACTATCGTATCCATTTGCTCGAAACCAATCTCTGATGT